AAAAGAAAACCAACACCTCTAGGCAGATACCGTACTAGAGTTAATTGGAGATAATAATAAATATTATTGGTAGTTAAGACTCAAAATGAGACAAAGCGATGCCATATTAGATCGACTGGAGAGAGTTATTGAAACTCTTCAGGAGAATAACCAGAAGATGGGGCAGATGCTTGCCGTCCATGATGAGAAGTTGGACAAACAGGATAGGATCGATGCGGTATTATTCGAGAAAGTGGAATCTCTTCATCGAGAGGTCAATCGTCAAGCTACGGAGATTAAGGCAGGATGTGAGAGAGATATTCGCTTGGTAGATAATAGACTCCGTGTAATGGAGAAAAAGATGTGGTCAATATTTGGTGGACTTGCAATTATATCTTTTATTGTATCACCAGTTGGTCAAAGAATTGTTGGTAGTGCATTGACATCAGAGGTACAAGCAACTATAATACAAGAATAATATATTCTTTATAATGAATTTGGTTGATTCCAAATATATTGGATTAGTATCGCCACGTTTGCAAAAATTTAAAAGAGTAAAGTCTAATCTTTACAATTTTAGATGTCCAATTTGTGGTGACTCTAAGAAAAATAAAAGTAAAACGAGAGGATATTTCTATACAATTAAGGCAGATGTAAATTTCAGATGTCATAATTGCGGTGCTTCTATGACCTTTAGTAACTTCTTAAAGGAAATAGATCCTGTTATTCATAAACAATATGTTTTTGAAAGATTTAAACAGGGAAGTACTGGCAGAGGCACTGTTGTTGAAGAGCCTAAATTTAATTTTGAAGCACCAAAATTTAAACAAAAGATAAATTTGCCAAAGGCAGATACCAATCAAATAGCAAAAGAATATCTAGAAAAGAGGAAATTAAATCCTTCTGATTTTTATTATGCCTCTAAATTTAAGACTTGGACAAACTCTCATAAGAAAACCTTTGAGAACGAAAAGTTTGATGAAGCAAGGATTATCATTCCCTTGTTTTACAAAGATTCATGGATCGGGTTTCAGGGTAGAAGTCTAATTCCAAACTCTGTTAAATACATTACGGTTATTTTTAATGAACAATCTCCAAAAATCTTCGGGCTGGATAACATCAGAAAAGATGCTCCAGTCTTCGTTACAGAAGGACCGTTCGACAGCACGTTCCTTCGCAATAGCATCGCTATGTGTGGTGCAGACGGTGATGTTGGGAAGTGGGGTGTTAGCAATCCTGTTTGGGTTTATGATAACGAACCGAGGTCTAAGGAAATTACGTCAAGAATCTCCGACACCATCGACAGAGGTGAATCTGTCGTTATATGGCCATCAAACGTCTATGAAAAAGACATAAATGATATGGTTCTTGCTGGACATGATGTTCAGTCTATAGTAGAATCAAATACATGCTCTGGATTAGAAGCAAAACTAAAATTTACCAATTGGAAAAAAATATGAGCAACGGCATCAAAGTTAAAAAACGCAATGGAAGAGGAGAAGAAGCCCTTAACCTAGATAAGATGCATTTAATGGTTGAAGAAGCAACCAAGGGTCTTGCAGGGGTCTCTGCAAGTCAAGTAGAAATTCAATCGGGGATTCAATTCTATGACGGTATCACGACTGCTGAAATACAGGAGATCCTTATCAAGTCTGCTAGTGATCTCATTGATTTGGATCATCCTAATTATCAATTCGTTGCAGCTAGACTATTACTATTTTCAATAAGAAAAAGTTTATACGGCAGAACTAGAGAACTTCCTTCTCTAGAAGATCATATTATAAAATGTGTAAGTCAAGAGGTTTATGATGCTGACATTTATTCAAAATATTCCAAAGAGGATATCGAGAAAGCAAATGGATACATTGATCATGATAGAGATTTTATTTTTACATATGCTGGTCTTAGGCAAGTCGTAGATAAATACTTAGTTCAAGATCGAAGTACTGGAAAGGTGTATGAAACACCACAGTTCATGTACATGATGATCGCATTAACAATATTCGCAGAATACCCGAAACAAACGAGGCTTAATTATGTCAGAAGATACTACAACGCAATCAGCAAGCACAAAATCAACATCCCAACCCCCATTATGGCAGGGGTCAGAACACCCATTCGTCAATTTGCATCTTGTGTTCTGGTTGATATTGATGACACCCTCGATAGTATCTTTAGCAGTGATATGGCTATTGGCAAATATGTCGCACAACGTGCTGGTATCGGGATTAACGCAGGGAGAATCAGGGGTATCAACAGTAAAATCAGAGGTGGAGAGGTTCAGCACACAGGTGTTGTCCCCTTCCTTAAAAAATTTGAGTCAACTGTCAGATGCTGCACTCAAAACGGGATCAGAGGTGGGTCAGCGACTGTCCACTTTCCTATCTGGCATCAGGAAATCCAAGACATCCTCGTCCTCAAAAACAACAAAGGAACAGAAGACAACCGAGTCAGGAAACTCGACTACAGCATCCAGTTAAGTGCATTATTTTACCAACGTTTTATCGACAATAAGGAAATCACGTTATTTTCCCCTCATGATTGTCCTCACTTGTATGAGAGTTTTGGGACCGATAAGTTTGATGACTTATATTGCCGTTACGAATCAGATGAATCCATCCCAAAAACCACCATCGGAGCACAGGAACTTATCCTCAACCTATTAAAGGAGAGAGCAGAGACTGGTCGTATCTATATTATGAATATAGATCATTGCAATACTCACTCTTCATTTAAAGATAAGATTGAGATGAGTAATCTATGTCAGGAGATCACTCTACCAACATATCCAATAACTCATATTGATGATCATCTTGGTGAAATTGCTCTTTGTATTCTCAGTGCAGTAAATGTAGGGAAAATAAGATCTGATGAAGAATTAGAAGATCTCTGTGATCTTGCTGTTAGAGGCCTAGAAGAACTTATAGACTATCAGGATTACCCTGTAAAGGCAGCAGAAATCGCTACAAAGGCACGTAGAAGTCTTGGAGTAGGTTTCATTGGTCTCGCACATTATCTTGCAAAACTTGGGTTTAATTATGATTCTCAAGAAGCATGGGATGCGGTGCATGGACTATCTGAATCCTTCCAGTATTACCTTTTAAAGGCATCTAATAAAGTTGCACAAGAGAAAGGTCATTGTGAGAACTTTGGACGTACTAAGTATGCTGAAGGAATATTGCCTATAGATACATATAAGAAAGACGTAGATGAACTTTGTTCACAACCATTAGCACATGACTGGGAATCTCTTAGAGCATCTATCTTGGAATATGGGTTACGGCACTCAACACTGTCAGCACAAATGCCATCGGAGAGCAGTTCCGTTGTGTGCAATGCCACAAACGGAATTGAACCACCTAGAGATTACTTGTCCGTTAAGAAGTCAAAGAAAGGGCCTCTTAAGCAAGTTGTTCCACAATATACTACACTAAAGAATAATTATACACTTCTTTGGGATATGGAAGGTAATCGTGGATATATAAATGTTGTTTCCGTAATGCAGAAGTTCTTTGACCAAGCAATTTCTGGAAATTGGAGTTATAATCCAGAGCAGTACGAGGGATCTGAGGTTCCTACAAGTATAATGGCTCAAGATTTACTAACAACATATAAGTATGGTTGGAAAACATCCTACTATCAAAACACTTATGATAATAAAACTGATGAAGTTGAATTATCTGTTACTAATGATGAGGAAGTGGGTATTACTGGTCAAAGTAGATTAAACAATTTACTTGAAGACCTAGAAAACGCTAACGAAGAGGAGTGTGAGTCCTGTGCCATCTAAAGTAAAAGGTATGACTGTCTTTAATACTAAAGAAGTTAATACCAAGAAACAACCTATGTTCTTTGGTGCTCCATTAGGAGTTCAAAGATATGATAACTTTAAGTATCCTTCATTTGAGAATCTAACTAAATCACAATTGGGATACTTTTGGAGACCTGAAGAAGTATCTCTACAGAAAGACCGTGGAGATTATCAAACTTTAAGACCAGAGCAGAAGCATATCTATACTTCTAACCTTAAGTATCAGATCATGCTAGACTCTGTACAAGGTAGAGCACCTGGTATGGCTTTTCTACCTTACTGTTCTCTACCTGAGTTAGAAGCATGTATGGAGTGTTGGTCTTTTATGGAGATGATTCATAGTCGATCTTACACATATGTAATAAAGAATGTATATCCAGATCCATCAGAGGTATTTGATAAAATACTTTCAGATGATCGTATTTTAGAACGTGCAGCAACCGTTACAGGATCATATGATGACTTCATTAATGAGGCACAAAACTGGGGTCAGGGTAGTTTGTGGAGAGATATGGATAAGTCTCTTGACACATCTTTACCTGTTCTAGAAATGAAAGAGGTGAAACGTAAACTTTATCGTGCAGTTGCTAATGTCAATATTTTGGAAGGTATTCGCTTTTATGTTTCTTTCGCTTGTAGTTTTGCTTTTGGTGAACTTAAGCTTATGGAAGGTTCAGCTAAAATCATATCTTTGATTGCTAGAGATGAAAATCAACACCTTGCCATTACTCAAAACATCTTAAACAATTGGAGAAAGGGTGATGATCCAGAGATGGTTCAAATTGTTAAGGAAGAGGAGGAATGGACTTATAAGATGTTTGATAATTGTGTGAATGAAGAAAAGCGATGGGCAGAGTATTTGTTTAGAGATGGATCAATGATTGGATTGAATGATAAATTACTTCAGCAATATGTTGAGTGGGTTGCAAATCGTAGAATGAGATCTATTGGACTAAAACCTGTATATGATATACCTGCAAAGAATAATCCATTACCTTGGACAGAGCATTGGATTAGTTCTAAGGGACTTCAGGTAGCACCACAAGAGACAGAAGTAGAATCTTATGTTGTAGGTGGTATTAAACAAGACGTTAAGAAGGATACATTTTCAGGATTCAAACTTTAATCTAAATATAATGAATATGAAATTTATGAAATGGTTGAAGTTGGAGTTTATGAAAACCCCTGGTTATATGAGGGTAAATATTTCACTTCTGACGATATTGATGATTTCTTCGGTTTCGTCTACCGTATTACAAATCTCCAGAATGGGAGAGAATACATCGGCCGTAAGTACTTTTGGAAATTTAGAACTCCCAAAGGAAAGAAACGAAAAGTAAAATCTGAATCTGATTGGAAAAAGTATTATGGGTCTTGTCCAGAACTTAAAGAAGAAATTCAACAATTGGGTAGACAGAACTTTAGCAGAGTTATGCTCAGCTTACATAAAACAGCTGGCAAAACAAACTTCGAGGAAACGAGACAACTCTTTGTCAACGGAGTCCTCACCGAATCACTTGACGATGGGACACCAAAGT